GGTTGATGTCACACCATATCGCTGGTTATTCACTTTTCAAAAACTCCCGCCGCCCATTTCTGAGCGACGGAAGTCGGAGGGGAGAAATCATTCTCGGCGGGACGTTATATAACCGACCTTCCCGCTGCGGCTTCGGCCGGGCTTTTTGCAAAGCTTGCAGCCGAAACAATGAAACACTTCTGTCTTGATAAGGAGAATTAGCGGGGGCGGGATTTGAACCCGCGACCTTCTGGTTATGAGCCAGACGAGCTCAACCGGACTGCTCTACCCCGCGATATATGCCCCGCAGAAGCTGTTAAAAAACTGCAGGGCAAAGGAGGATGATTTTGAAATGGCCTGTGACTGCAAAGACTCTTGACTTATGGCAGTATTTCTGGGGGTCAAGAGGTCGCAGGTTCAAGTCCTGTCGCCCCGATTGACTCTTGACTTGCCGCTCGTGCCCTCTCTAAAAGGGAGGAGCGGATTGCAGTGTAGTAGTTCATTGTGGTTTCTACGCTGCTGTGGCCTGCCAACCTCTGTACCTCATGAGGTTGCAGGCCATTTTCAAGCCATTCAGTAATACATGTTCTTCTTAAATCGTGAAACGTACCGGAATTAATGCCGGCCCGCTTCAAAATACGCTTGAAGGGTCTTGCAAAATTTTCGTCAGGAATACACCTTAATCGCTCGCTTAAACTGTCCGTCCGCTTTAACATCATCAAATGCTTATATCTTCCCGGCGGCAAACACGGGTAGGGCTGTCCTTCGGACATTTTGTCCATCAAACATATCAAAGCCTTTTCCGCATGTTCGCACAGCGGTAAGGCCCGTACCTCCATGTCTTTGGCGTTCCATCGCCAGGTGGAGATCCCTTCCTTTTTGGGCTGCACGTAGATTATTTTACGATGAAAATCCACGTCCCCAAGGGTAAGGTTCAATACCTCTCCACGCCGCAAACCGGCAGTCTTTGCCAATAACAACCTTGCCTTCCACAGCAGATCCGCGTTTTCCATCATTCCCTTAAATTCCCATTTTTCAAAAACTCTTATCCGCTGCTGCGGAGGTCTGAGCAGTTTGAGTTGTTCAAAGGGATCTACTTCCGTGTAGCCTCTGCGAATAGCCCACCTGAATACCGGCCTTGCAGACTTGGTCATCATATTCGCGGTTACTTTACTCCTGCCCGAATCGAGCATGAATGTTCGGTACTTTTCCGCCGCAGAGTAATCCGCCGCGTCAACCGCTATGTCCCCGACAGATTCGATAAACAGCCGGAAAGCATATTTTGTCAGCTCCAATGTGGCGTATGATAACCGCTTGCGATTGTTCTTAATGTACTCCGTAACTACTTGACTTATCTGTGGCTTTATCATATATGCCTCCTTTCGTGGCAGCCACAGGCCGCCGGCAGGCTAATACAATTTGGCCCCACAGTCAAGCACAAGCCATTCTCTCTTCATTTTTCAAAGAGCGATAAAATCTATAGTTGGGTGCTTCTCTGTGTCTTTGCGTTTACAAAAATAGGACTTGACAATTGTCCGTCAATCCGCTAAGGTATGTTTTATTACATGTCATGGATGAAATATTCTCCCGAAATACCACCTTCGATCGCTTTAATGCCGTTTTCACCGTTAGCTATTTTCGGCAAAAGAGGTTGTTTGTCAATACAAAAAATACGAAAATTACGAAAATTGACATAAATGTAATAAATTACAATACTTGCAAACATTTATTTTTGACCGTTTTCACCGCCGGCCTGTGGTTAATTATCTGGATATTGTCTTCGATCAGGATCGGCGGCTGGCGGTGCTCTCGATGCGGGAAAAAATGCTAAACTAAAATAATCAGGATGGGGCAGCTACATCCCACTTATTCAGTGGACATTTTTTGTCCGGGACGTAAGCCGCTGCGGGAACAAAACATTTACATACTTTACAAAATAATTTCTTTCCAGGTCCGCGTTCGCCGCCTGGCAGTTCCGGCAGTTTTTCCAGTTGATCTAAGTTTTTTATAACCTCAACACCGTTATCTTTGAGCCACTTCAAATATTCCATGCCGGTAAGCCATGTTTGCTTTTCGCAGCCGTGACAAATCCGGATTCTACCGTGAGCAAACTCATATTTTTCGGCTGGCATTGAAAAGATTTTATCAAGTCCATAAACCACATAACCTTCAATAATATTTGATATTGTTCCGCAACAAGACATTAATAGTCATAATTCCCATATAAAACACAGTACATATAATTATCCGAACTGCTTCTCGTTATGTTACGAGCGTCAATGTCTGTCGACGTGCTGTCTTGTCCAAAATCATGTCTTGCAGACAAACTTCCATTAGTCAATTTCCATAATGCAGTATTGCCATACACTGAATGATTATACCTGTCTCCGCACGCATAAATTATTTCGCCGCCCTCTGCGCTTTGATAGTATAGGTTTTTGATTTCGCCCTCAGTATCATAAATCCAAGATGGTGTTAAATATTTTACGGCACCAGCTTCCTCTTGATAGTAAGAACTCATTGCACATTTTGCTATTGTTCTATAATTACTATCACCCGCCGCAACTCTTTGTGTACGAGCACCACAACAATAAACACCAGTGCCGACTATTACATTATTCACCCCAGCGGGAAGGTTGTAGACTTGGTATAGGTTTTCCCCTGTTCCAGATTTATACCATGTGTCACAATCCAGCGCGTAATCAAATTTATAAACACTCCCTGTTCCAATGAGCCACAACGCACCTCCATAGCTTATTATATGAACCGGAGCAACTGACGAAAGGTCTATGTCTCCATTTGTCGGGCCTTCTGCAACAATCGACCCATCTGATTTATCAACCTTAGAAATCCATCGCCGATTAGTGGCTAAATAAGTTAATGCGTTAGCTGTATATATATAGTCACCGACCTCAACAAAATCCTTGACATAAGTAACTTGGCTGTTAAATGTAGTTGTCCACACAACCGTCCAAGATGACCCGTTCCATGAATATTTTTTTAAGTGGTCAGTGGCCCCGCCATCACCGGCACAATATATACTTACCCCATCGCTACCCATCTTTAAGGAATACTTTGATAGTGTCACGTCACCTGCAAAGCCATTATAAGATAGCCCATCCATTGAGTATCTATAAACATCTGTGCCCGGCCCGCCATACGAGCCGCCGTTAAATGATAAATATATTTCTTCTGTGCCGGTTATGGCGTCTGTAAAAATATAATCCTGTGTGCAAAATGTTGGATGTTCAACCCTTCGCCATATTTCCTCAAAAAACCCACCCCTATCATTAAGTTTAATCACAGAAAAATAAGATAGTCCGGATGGCGGCTCACAACACCGCGTACACAATGCTCCGCTTTCGCGGTATAAGGCCAAAGTAGATGAATCTCTAACGACGGTCATTAACACTCTCCTGTATTATCAAAGGTCTGTTTTGGCCGCCATGTTCCATCATCGTTCCATACACAAATCATATCGTGGGCGGCAAGCAAAGGAGACGCTGCATTAAGCGCAGACCCGCCCGCAATTTCACAGTTGACAGTTATTTCCTCGCCTGTCGCATCCGTATCAAGATAACAGACTATCGTTGTTCCAGCCCCAGCCGCCGCCTTTGCGTATGCTTTGTGAGTAACTGCTCCGCCGCCGTCGCTTATTCCTCCCCGCCTTCGAAGTTGCTGCGTGAGGTTTTTGCCTACGGATTCGTACCACCGCAGCATGGTTTGCAGGCGGCGGTAATCTCTCTCGGATACGCTGTAAACTTTTTCCGCCATTTTATGCAGCCGTTGCAGTTAGTATAACCGGGTAATCCGAATCAACCTTGTTTGTGATCGTTAGATCGTCCGGGTTGTATTTGAGCTTGCCGCCCGCCTCAAGTTTAAGATTTGTGACCGTCCTCGCAGCCGATGATTTCAGGAAGTCGGCTATGCCGCCGGTGATATTCAGGTTCGTAATCGTGCCGGTTGAATTTGATGTCACCGTGCCGCCCTTTGCGTTGAGCGTCGTTATCGCTCCTGAACCTGTTGTTATAAGCGTGCCGGCGGAAGAACTTACCGTTGTCGCTCCGCAGGCCTGTACGATCTCTCCGCCCGTTTGGTCGAGCGTCGTCATTGTTACGCCAGATCCAAGGAACAGATCCACATCGGAATTGATGCTGTTTTTATAGCCGACATCTATTATGCCGACTGTTGTGGTTTCGCCAGTGTAAAAAGCGATGCCGACAGACCCTTTTCGGATCCGAATGTTTGTGCTTGCATTGTTGGCCTTAAGCAGTATTGCCGGCACGGTACTGGTTGTTGGTGTGCCGCTATTATCAATCGTAACCGTTGCCGCCGTGGCTCCTATGTCCAGCTTGACCAGGCTGCTTCCTGCAGGGGACCCCGGTCCGTTGTGATAGCCGATGTTGAATGCCGTTGCACTGATCTGTAAATAAGCAGAAGAGGTTCCAATCGCCCCTGTAAATGTTTGCGCCTTATTAAAACTCGCTAAAGCGATCGCCGACTGATCCAGTCCGAGGATTACTCCCTGCGCTGAGTTTTCCAGGTAAACATCGTCAGCGGCTTCCGGCACCCCGGAAGGGCTCCAGTTTGCCGCTACGGACCAGTCGCCCTCATTGCCGGTGTCAGTTCCTACCCATGTTTTTGTAGCCATAATACTCTCCTATAAATTCGGCAGCTGTAAATAAGCAAAAGGAAGCTGCCTGCATAAATTTCTTTCAAGAAAAACCGGGTCGGCACTTTCCGCCAATTGTTCCCCGTCACCGTCCAGTAATACCGGCTGACTCAAAGGCTTGAGATTATCATCCAGTATTGTCGCATAAGTGGTAACCCCATCTTCATCCACTCCTGTCACCTCTCGGAATCCCTGGTCAAGTATTCTTCGTCTCCAAACATCGAATCGAACCTGAAATTCGTAACTTACCTGGTAATAGTAAAGTTGTGCCGCTCGCTTTGGTTGGCCGGAAAACACATTGCATTTGACCGTGCCGGGCGCCAAGCCCCATATCGCATCGCTGTTTATATTGCCTATATATTGAGCCGCAACGAGAGCATTGTAATAATCCTGGTTGCGAACGATCCTTATCACCAGGTCGTAATATTCTTTATTGATCGGCGGATCGAATGTTTCGCCGGAAGAGTTGGTCAGGGGCTGCTCTTCGCCGTTGTCATCGTAATAAAAATCGACCGGCTCCTGGTTGACTATAAAATCAAAGCTGATATCCGGCGGCTGATCGAGCGGGTTTTCGATGTATTCGTAATTGACAAGCACTTCGTAATAATGCGGCTTAACACGACGGGCGGTTTTGCGTACAACATACCACCACGCATTATACGGATGCGCCTCCCAAAGCGGCGGGATCGTCACACCGTCCTTACTCGCGTCAACTGCAAGCATTTTTTCAGTATTAGGGGAATCGCTGCCGGTAAAGTCAACGGTGAACGTTCGCGTAGTCGAACCGGTATTGCCGACCAGCCCTGCAACCTGCTCGACCGATACCTCTTCCCATGATTCAACTACGCTGTTTATCGCCATATCATTTCCTACGCAAACTTAGTAACGTGCATCTCCAACTGTTTGCCAGTCATGCCCGCCCGCTCTGCCTTCTTTGCCAGTATCGAAATATTGCGTTCGACATGCTCGAGCAGCCTTACCATCTTGCCGGTGTTTATCTCTGTCTTATCCACCGTTGCCCCAGGTGCCATCGTCATAAATCTTGACTCAAAAGCACTCAGGCCTTTTCCTCCGCCGCCTGCAGCTGATGCCGCCGCTTTCCCGGCACCCCCTGTAGCGCCGGCCAAAAGTTTTCCAACATCAAGCGTTTCTGGTGAAAGCCTTTTTTTTATTTTTAGAGCCATTTCCGCCTGCAGCCCCGCCAACTCTTCTGCAAGCGCCTCCTCGATCGGACCGACCGCCCGCTTTGCGATCTCCGGAAGCTTTGAAAGTGCCGATTCAAAACCGTCAAGTAAGCCTGTCCATTCAAAATCAAATCCCTCTCCGTTCATCCATGACCAGATTGCCGAGAAAAAGGCTTTTGTGTTTTCGAATATATTTGAATAGACGGTTTTGATAAAACTCCACCAATCCTTGTAGATATTTTTCCAGTTATCGACAAACCACGTCAGGTACTGAGAAGGGATGTCTACTAAATAATGTTTTAGATTGGCTGCGTTTTCCACCATTCCCAGAGCCGCTGAGGTCCATAATATATCCATAGACAAACCGAAGTTTTCGATCACTGCACCGGCAGTTTTAATCCCTTCAGTCAGTCCCGGAATGTCGGCAATATACTGGCCCATTTTTTCCTTTGCATCGCCCCAGGTGTTTTTTAATTGATCGACCGCACCGTTAAAAGTTTTCGTCTCACCCTCAGCCAGGTGAAAATTGCTCGCACCTATCTCCAGCACTTTATTAAACTTTTCCTGAGCAGTAAGCCCTTCTCCTAATTTAATACCGTAACGAGTAAGCGAGGCTGTGTCGCCCTGTGCGGCACGGGCCACAAGCCTCATCGCCGCGACAGTATCCATCTTGTAAGCCTTTGCCAGTCCGATGGCCGCTACAGTGGCGGCCTTCAAAGAATCGCCTGAGAGCTTGCCCATCGAGGCGGCCATGCTCATCATTTCTATCGTTGCTTCGTCCCCGATCACGGTCAGCCGCTGAATTTCGGCTGCGAACTTTTTCATTTCAGGTACTTCGGCTTCCTTATCAAGGGCCCGTAAGGCATCGGTTAAATGCTGAACCGCCATTTGCTGCTCACCGAAGGCGGCAATATTTGATTTCGCAAAATTAAGCATTGCCCGAGCACCTAGGTATGCAGCAGCCATCCCTGCCGCCGCTCTCAAGGCCTTTCCCATCCCGCCGGCTGCCCGGCTTACGCCTTTGAATTTTCTGCTCGCATCGTCGCGTGCTTTTATTACAACATTTACTGCGTGACTACCCATTTGTGATTATCCCAAATTTATTCTTCCAAAAGTCCTGTTCGCTCAAAACGAATCTATACGCCTTCAAAAAACTTTCCGTCTGGTCCAATGCTCCTCCGCCGATCGGCAGGGCTCCTTTTTTTGCGAAGTCGGCAAACCCCAAAAGCTCCCAAACGTCCGCTGTTATCAATAAAAGCGGGCACTGTGATATTTCGAGCGTGCCCCTTTTCCCGCATACCGCACAGCCGATACCGCCGCATGTTATGCAGTCCATCACTACAGGTTCGACTTTTGTCGGCTTGTTCTCGCATTTATCAAATCCCCGGCAGTTCTTGCATATAGCTCCGTATTGCAGACCGACCGCTAATCTAATTTTTTTTTATCTTCAGACCCTACTCCCTGGGCGAGTACCTTCTGGAACAGTTCCTGCACTTCGCCGAGCGTAAGCAGATCGGCTAACTTTTCCTGATCGAACGGAATTTCCGCCGCATCCTGTCCTGCCATATTTTCCCATCCGACAAGCCCGGTCGATATCGCCTCGATGCTCTTATCGAATATCTCAACCGCAGATTTGGCTCTGTCCACCAGATCTTCCATCGCCGCGAGATCACGCCACTGCCTGCTCGTTAAATACTTATAAACAAAGCACGGCTGAGGGTCTTTGTCTTTGTCGGTTTCGAGTACGATCTTAAACGTTTGATTTGGATCCAGTCCTATCGGCATCGCCTTTTCCTTTTTCCTTTAAGTTTTTGAAATATCTGATCTGGTCATCTGTCGAAAGTGAATCCCAGATCGTTTTAATCTGCCCATCGGTAGCGCTGTCAAACCCGCCGTGATGCAGCAGAACCGCTTCGCGAATCTGTTTTATATTCTTCATTTTATTAATAACTCCTTATGTAACCGTTATCGAAACAGCATCGTCGCCGCTGTCGTGCCGGCACTGGCCGGTAATATCATGGATCAAGAGCCCCTCGCGATCGCCTTCCGGGATCTCGCGATACTGCAGCTTCGGGATCGCAATAGTGAGCGTGGCGGTCGCACTCAATATCAGAGACACCGCCGCCTCCGTGCCTGCCAGCCATATCCCCAAGTCGTCATACGTCGCGACCAGCACCGCCTCCGGATCGAACGTAAACAACGGATCGTAATCGGTCACCTGGTAATGCAGCACACCGCTTGCGGCGTTTACATCCATCCGAGGCGTTACGACCGCCTGTATCGGCAGCGACAGCTTGCTTATCTGCCTTTCGACGGCACCAACGGTAAACGTTCCGCTCTTGAGCATCGGCGGGGTCGTAGTCGACGGCGCATACGCAGGCAGGGCAACATCGGTCACAGCAACCCACGATCCGCTGAATTCAAAGTTCGCCATCAGCAGGTTGCCGATCTTGCCTTCAAAGGTAACGGTCCCCGCCGCACCATAGAGCGACTTTTTCAGTCCATCTTCATAAACATCGATGCTAATCGTCTTCATGTCGGTAACCGTGCTGCAGAGCGAATAAACCTCCGTCGCTTTCTTAAAGCCCACCGCCTGCAGCAGTATCGCCAGGGCCGCATCGAGCCCGCTCGTGCCGTTGCCGCGAACCTCGGTCTTAAAACTGCACACCCCGATCTGCTCGCCGATAACGCCCGGCTCGGTCTGACCCAGATAAATGCCGCTTCCCTTTCGCTCGATGTGCGGACCGGTCGGGTGAATATCCAGATCGTAAACCGCCACATCCTGCGTGCCGGCTACCTGTGTGCCTTTTGTCGTTTCGGCCAGTATCTTGATACATTTCTTTTTCGTTAACATAATATAAACTCCTGAAAGTCAATTTAACCTTTAGTGTAAGGATCGTTATCTTTGGTCCTGTAGTGCACCGTTATCAAAACTGCAACTCCGCTCAGTCTCCCCTCATCGTCAATCCATGGCGTCGATTCGTTTATTTCGGTATCGATCGCATATCCGCCGCGGGTCAGATCTTCGGCAAGCTTCTTTTCGATATCGCCCCTCACCTGGTTAAGCCTCGTATCGATCGGGTCCGTCGAGTCGTCACTGTCTACCACTATCGCCACGAGTAAAAACTGCTGGGCCCATTCTTTCGTCATCGATGCTGATTCAAGTTCGCGACTGGACATTTGGTTGATAAGCACCGTCAGGTCATCCCACGAAGCATTCCTGAAATCCGTCCGCTTTGGCCGGACGGCGGAAAGTGTCTGGTTGTACACTTCGCCGGCAACGATCAGGTCTATCGAGTCCTTTATGTTCTCAGCGATATATTCAATGATCGGTGTACTCATGCCGCCGCCCCCTTCATTCGTTTAAGCACAAGGGCAACCTGGTCATCGATGTTCCTGCCGAGCATTTTATATGCCGACTCGGTCACATCCTTTGCGATACTCCCTGACTCTTCAAACACGATCCCCATGCTCGGCCCGAACCGCTCGACTATAGGCAGCCTTTTAATACCGACTCTTTTATAAACTCCCGCCGCGGTCTTTGGAGCTTCACCACCAAGTGATACGAGTCTGTCAGCATTACTTATATCCCGGTTGCCGCCGACCATGGTCGCTATGAACGCCGTTTTGATAAACTTTCGTTTGGCCCCGATCTTGTAAGATACGCCCTTTTTCGTCTGCCTTGCCCTAAACCTGATCAGTGGTATCCGTCTGCCGGATATTCCCAGTGAGGCCATCCACCGTTTCCACGATGCCTTTTTTAATATTACCGATTTTTTGGCGTCCGCAACTTTCATACCGATTTCTTTGGCGATCCTTCGCCCGATCTCGGTTTTTGCACTGCTCGCAGTCCGGTTGATCGCCCGAGCAATCACCTTCGGCATCGCCTTGGGGAACCCCCGCAGCATTCTTTCAACCTGCCGCAGCTTCACATCGTCAACTTTAATTTCAACAAGTTCACCCGCCATAACTACCTGACCTCCAGTGTCATCATTCCCGCATCCTGACTGATTATTTTTACGATCTTTCTTTCCTGTGCGGTTTCACCTTTTCGAAGCGAATACTTTATCTTATCGCCGCCCTTGTCGATCTCGGAGCTGCTTATCCCGCTGCTCGAATCGTTCGCCACGGTGATCATACACAACGGAGCATTTCCTGCAGGTGCTCCCGGCAGACCCGCCGCGCCTTCCCTGTCGATGATCCCCGTTATCTGCCGCTGGTCACCGCCTCGCGGGATATATGTAATGCTCTCGGCGAACATCGTCAAAAAGTCAGCCGCCGTATCGATCAGTTCACTGTCGAAATCGTTTTCCACCGAAGCCGAAAGTGTCACCTGCACCGGCGCCGAAGGCACTGAGTACGCGCCCTCAGCCGATTTACTGTACGCCACGAACACATAAGGGATGTCATTTTCAAGCGATGATACGGTAATATCGCCGTCACCCGATCTATTGCCGCCCGCTGTCCAGTCCGTGTCCGCCGGCTTTTTATAGACCAGGTAATTAGTCACACCCGCGTCGCCGTCGATCGTGGCGGTAACTGAGGCCGTCCCTGCAGCACATGAAAGAGTCGGTGCACTCGGTGCAGCAGATGTATAAAGTGCCGCCGGGCATCCCACCACCTGCACATTTGCGGTGGTGCTCGATGGATATATAACAAGAGAATCGCCGTTCGTTTCGTCCGCTGTTATATTGAAGAAATAATATCCTCTCTCCAGTTCGGTCGGGGCAAGATCGTCGATCGCGTTGGCATCCCCACCGTCTATTCTCAGATTGGCTGTTATGTTTGCCGCATCACCGATAACCGGCGTGTTGTCGGTTTCGTCGAAAGCGAATACCACCCATAGCTGATCGGCAGTGTTCTTTGCCAGTCCGGATGTGTAAAGTGCCGCCGGGCATCCCACCACCTGCACGTTTGCGGTAGTGCTCGCCGGGCATATCGCCAGTGAATCACCGTTTGATTCGGCCGCAGTTATATTGAAAAAGTAATATCCCCCTCCAACCTCGGTCGGGTTCGTATCGTCGACGGCGTTGGCCGCACCACCGTCTATTCTCAGATTGGCGGTTATGTTTACCGCATCCCCGATAACCGGCGTGTTGTCGGTTTCATCGAAAGCGAATACCACCCATATTTGATCGGCTGTGTTTTTCTTCATATTACGCCGCCGCCCCCTGCATTATTGTTCTCCTGTATATTTGCCCCGGCACCATCTCGCCCGATGAAGATGCCGATGGACTTGCCGAAGCGCTTGGCGAAGCCGAAGGCGATCCGCTCGGCGATGCTGATACACTTGCCGAAGGCGAGCTCGATGGCGAACCGCTCGCAGAAACGCTCGGTGACCCGCTCGGTGAACTTGAGGGGCTTGCCGAAATGCTCGTTGATGGCGATGTCGAAGGGCTGCTGCTCGGTGAACTCGACACACTCTCGCTCGGTGAACTTGAGGGCGAATCGCTTGGGCTCGCCGAAATTGAAGGCGAAGCACTCGGCGATGCTGACTGGCTGGCAGAGATCGATGCACTTGGCGATGCCGATGGGCTGGTTGATGGGCTTGCGCTTTCAGATGTTGAAGGGGATGCAGATGGGCTTGCTGAAGGGCTTGAACTTGGCGATGAACTTGGCGATGTGCTTGGTGAAGCCGACATGCTCGGCGATGCCGATGGGCTTGCAGATACGCTTGCTGAAGGACTTGTGCTTGGTGATGCCGAAGGTGAGGCAGATGGAGACGTACCTGTACTTGGTGAGCTGCTTGGCGAAGCAGAGGGGCTTGAGCTGATAGACGTACTCGGAGATGCCGACACCGACGGCGAGGCCGATTCGCTCGTGCTTGGTGACGCTGACGGGCTTGCCGAAGGGCTCGGACTCTCAGAAGCAGAGGGGCTTGCCGAAATTGAAGGCGAAGCACTTGGCGACGTAGA